GCGCTCAAGGGGCTCGCCAAGGACTGCGGCGTCACCATCCTCGCGCTCGCCCAGCTCAATCGCGGCGTCGAGGGGCGCGAAGACAAGCGGCCCGGCCTCTCGGACATCCGCGACAGCGGCCAGATCGAGCAGGACGCCGATGCGGTCCTGTTCCTCCACCGCGAGGAATATTATCTCGCCCGCAACAAGCCGAAGAAGGCCGATCAGCTCGACGCCTGGGAGCAGGCCTGTGCCGATGCCGCGGGCCGGATCGACTTCATTCTCGCCAAGCGCCGCAACGGCCCCGCCGGCCTGTCGCGCCGCGGCTATTTCTTCTCGCATTACCAGGCCGTGCGCGGCTCGGATCTCTACGGGGACCGGCCATGACCAGTCGCGACTTCTACTGGATCGACACCACGCCCGCGCCGAAGGCTTCGCGCCGGCTTGGCTTGTCCGCCTTCGGCTGTCTCGGGACGATCTGCGGCCTGACCTATGTGACTGGCACAGTCATTCCAGACGATCCTGAAGTTGCCGCATCTCTCATCAACTGCACAGCGGAGGAATGGAGAACCTGCCGCGCCAAACTGCTGGAAGGAAGCGATATCGCCATCGAATCCGGCTTGATCCTGCCCACTGCCAACTGGGCACGGCCGGAGATCGATTCATGACCGGCCGCCCCTGGATGAAATGGTATCCTGGCGACTGGCGGGGAGACCCGCTGGTCCGCTCGTGCGATCCGATCGCGCGCTACGTCTGGATGGAAATGATCGGCCTCATGCACGAGGCGGAACCTTACGGCCACTTGGTGATCGGTGGACGTGCGATGGACATAAAAGTCCTGTCGCAAGTCATTGCCGTTGACCTCAGTACCGTAAGACAGGCCGTCAGACTGCTCGAGAATCGAGGTGTTTTCAGCCGCAATGACGAAGGGGTAATATTTTCCCGTCGCATGGTACGCGACGAGGAACGTTCGGCCGAGGCGAGGACATTCGGGCAGGCAGGCGGCAACCGCAAGCTCATGCGCGAATATAATCGCTCCGGCTTCCTCTATGTCATGGGCGTCAGAAGCGACGGTGCCTACAAGGTCGGGATCAGCACGAACCCGACCAATCGCGTCAAGAAGGTGAGGGCTCAGTACCGAGGACAGGATATCAGTGTTCTCGCTCAGTGGCCGACAACCGACATGGGCGCGACGGAGGCGGACCTTCACCGGTTTTTGCGCGAAAACCTGGCAAAAAGTAACGAAGGCGAGTGGTTCTTCTTAAATCCACCGGACATTGAAAAGATTGGAGAAATGGTCGGGACCCTCAAGGGTCGCCTAGAGGGTCGCCCCGAGGGTCACCCCCAGCCCCAGAGGCCAGAAGCTAGAAAGAAAGAAGAAGAAGCTAGGCCTCTACTAGACACCCCGCGCGAGGCTGCCACGCCACGCCCGCCGCCGGCTGCCATGCCGGACGATCTCCGACAGGTCATGCAAGCCGCCAGCATGACAAGCCCTCCAGCCGACGCCACGCTGCTACGCGACTGGCAAGCGGCCGGAATCAGCCTCGACGACACCATCCTGCCCAACGTCCGCAGGCTTGCCGAGCGGGAGACCGAACGAGGCAGGCCTGTCGGCAAACTCAAATATTTCGACCAGGCGATCCGCGAAGAACACGCGGAAGATCAGCGGCGCATCGAGCATTACCGCGAAGTCTCAAGACGTTACGCCGAAGGATGACCACATGACCATAGGCCGGCCACCCCTCCAGATGACCAGGCGCCGCCTCGACGTCCTCCACGAATACAGCCAGGCCATCGAAGCCGGCGAACGCATCTCGCTTGCCGAGCTCGCCCGCCGCTGCGGCATCTCCGACTACAATTCCGCCCGCCGCATCCTCAACGACCTCAAGCGCATGGGCCGCATCGCCTGAAATTAATTTCACGATTGGCGAAAATAATGTTTGACCTATGCGGCCCAATGGGCCTATTGCTTGGACATCGACCACGGGCAGACGCCCACCTGACAAGGGAGAATGTAAATGACCAACAAGGAACTCACCACCGCACGCGCCGCCGAGCACGACGCGGCGGTTGCCGCCACCAACGACAGCTTCGCCGCCTACTGGGCCGGCAGCGCCACCGCCTCCGTCGCCCGCGACTATCGCGCCGGCCGCTTCGTCACCATCCGCGCCGGCAGGAAGGGCTGAACCATGACCACAGCACAGCTTCGCAACGCCGCCCTGACCGCCGAGAAGGCCTGCAACTGGGCCTCTGCCGCCGATCTCTGGGACATGGCGCTAGAAGCATACCCGAGCCGCGGCGCGATGGCCGAACTCGACAAGGCGAAGATGACCGCTCGGCGTGATGCCTGCCGCTGGTCCGCCAAATGAGCGACCTGATCACCACCGCTGAAGTTCTCATCCTTAGCTGGGTCATTGGGGCAGTCGGAATCTTCCTGCTCGTCGCCGTAACTGACAAAATCGGCAACGTAATCGGCCGTCTGATGGGGTCCCGTGACCGACGTTGAACTGAAAGCAGCGCGGACCCGGCTTGGTTTGACCCAGGCCGGGCTCGCTGCGCTTCTGCGCGTAGACGGCCGCACGATCCGCAAGTGGGAAGCCGGCGACCGCGACATCCCCGGCTCCGTCGAAGTCGCCCTGGAAGCCCTCACTGACGGCTGGCGACCAAAACCCCGCTGACTAATTGTCTTACTAGATCCGCTGATTTTTAGGGCTAATACCGTCGTCCCATGTCGAGCAGCCGCCTCGCCGGGGACGTCGCATGACCATCGCCACCATCATCCTCGCCGTCCTCGCCGTCGCCGCCATCATCTGGCTGTTCCCCTACCTCCCCGCACCGTGGAACTGGCTCACCGCCCTAATCCTCATCCTCCTCCTCGCCGTCTTCCTGTTCAACGTCCTCGGCGGTGGCGGCATCGGTCTTGGCACAAGGGTCGGCTAGATGGCCAAACTCACCACCACCCGCCGCAACGCCCTGCCCAAGTCACAGTTCGCAGGCGCCGGCCGCACATTCCCCGTCGATACCGCCGCACGCGCCTCCAACGCTAAAGCCCGCGCAACTCAAGCAGTTAAGGCCGGCCGCATGTCGCCTGCCGCCGCCGCCAGGATCAAGGCAAAGGCCAACAAGAAGCTGAAGGCTGGCAAGTGAGTCCGGATACTACTGTAGTTAAAACTAGTCGGCGCGGCGCGGCACCGGGTGAACGTCGCGGCGGACGGGTCGCGGGGACGCCAAACAAGGCCACAGCGGACATCAAGAAGCTTGCGGCTGTCCATGCCCCTGCCGCCATGGTCGAACTCGCACGTCTTGCCGTAGAGGCCGAAAGCGAAGCCGCCCGCGTCGCTGCGATTAAGGAGTTATTCGACCGCGGCTATGGCAAGGCCCGACAGCTGATCGGCTCCGATCCGGACAACCCGCTGCCTGGCCTGGTGGTCGAATATCGTGACTGAGGGGCGCGTTATCCTCCCGCGATGGGCAGACCGGCTGAGAAAGCCGTCGCGCTACAAGGCGATCTACGGGGGTCGCGGGGGTGGCAAATCGCGGTCTGTGGCAACTGAGTTGATCGTTAAGGCCGGGCTCAAGCCAGAGCGCATCCTTTGCGCCCGTGAGGTCCAGAAATCGATCAAGGACAGCGTCAAGCGCCTCCTCGACGACGAGATCGATCGCATCGGACTGCGTCACCTGTTCACCTCCACCGAACAGGAGATCCGCGGCGCGAACGGCAGCCTGTTCATCTTCGCTGGCCTGCGCGGCAATGCCGCCAGCATCAAGTCGCTGGAAGGCGTGACGATCGCATGGGTCGAGGAAGCCCAGACGATCAGCCAGTCATCGCTCGAAACGCTGGTCCCAACCATCCGCGCCGCCGACAGCGAGCTATGGTTCACGTGGAACCCCGACCTGCCGACCGACCCGATCGACAAGATGTTTCGCAGCGAGACGCGCCCGCCGGACTCAATGGTGGTCGAGGTCAACCACACCAACAACCCATGGTTTCCCGACGTGCTGCGGGCCGACATGGACTACGACCTCAGCCGCGACATCGACAAATACAACCACGTCTGGCTCGGCCGCTATCGTCAGAACAGCGAGGCGCGCGTCTTCCGCAACTGGCGCGTCGAGGCGTTCGACAGCCCGCGCAACGTCGAATATCGCCAGGGCGCCGACTTCGGCTTCTCGATCGACCCGTCCTGCCTGGTCCGCTGCTGGATCGACGGAACGCAGCTGTTCGTCGACTACGAGGCCTGGGGGCTCCAGGTCGAGATCAACAACCTGCCGCAGCTGTTTCTCAGCGTGCCGGACAGCGAGAAATGGTGGACCACCGCCGACAGCTCGCGACCCGAGACGATCAGCTACCTGCGCAACCACGGCTTCCCGCAGATCCGCCCGGCGATCAAGGGCGCGCGGTCGGTCGAGGAAGGCGTCGAGTTCCTCAAGTCGTTCGACATCGTCGTCCACCCGCGCTGCACGCGAACCATCGACGAACTCACACATTTTTCATGGAAGACCGACAGCCTGACCGGCGACGTCCTGCCGCTGCTCGAGGACAAGGACAACCACCTGATCGACAGCTTGCGCTATGCCTGCGAGGGCGCTCGCCGGGCGACCGCGGCCAACAAGCAGAACGTGGTGTCGCTCAACGTGCCCTCTATGGCCTCCGCGTTCGCTGCGAGGGGGCGATGATGGCTGAAATGCCCCGTATTGCCCCCACAAGCCCCGCTGAGCGCGATCCCGGGCTCGAGTGGCTACCGACACCACCCGGCGCTGAAAACGTCTCAGAAGGGCTTGGAATGGCCGACGACCGGGCTGAAGACGCGCGCCGTAACATCGCGATCTTCGAGGATCGCTGGCGCACCGGCGAGACCTATGCCTCGCTGGCCGCACGCTATGGGCTGAGCGGCGGCCGGGTCTGCCAGATTTACGCCCGCGAGTTCAAGCGCTTGTCGAAGTCAGCGCTCGGCCGCCTGGTCAGGGACGACCATTACCCTGGCGAGACCGTCAAGGAATGGATCGACCGCCGCAAGCGGTTGAGGAAATAGCCGATGGCGACTGACCTCGAGCCCCTGCCCGAATCCGAGACCAACGACTTCGAGCACGGCACCAACAAGCACGACCTGGAGAGCGTCCACGAGCGGGCGATGCGGCGGTTCGACACCGTCGCCGTGCCGCAGCGCGAGCTCCGCGCGCAATCGCTCGAGGCCCGCCGCTTCGTCACCATCTCCGGGGCGCAATGGGAGGGGCCGTGGCTCGAGCAGTTCGAGAACACGCCCCGCCCCGAGGTCGACAAGATCACCAAGTCATTGGAGAAGATCGAGACCGACTACCGCGAGAACCGGCTGACGGTCGACTTCCTGCCGGCCGACGACATCGCCGATGACGAGACCGCCGACACGCTGGACGGCTGCTATCGTGCCGACAACGCCTTCTTCGGCTCGGATCTCGCTCGCGACAACGCCTTCAAGGAGGGCATCCGCGGCGGCTTCGGCGCCTATCGCGCGACCGAGGACCATGAAGACCCCGACGATCCCGAGAACGAGAATCTGCGGGTTAATCCGGCGCGGATCATCGTCGATGCCGACCAGAGCGTCTACTTCGACGGCGCCAGCGTGCTCTACAACCATGCCGATGCCGAATGGGCGTTCGTCCTCTCCGCCGACCCGCGCATCCTGGCCGAGGAGAAATGGGGGGCCGAGAACTTGGCCGCCTGGCCGCTGGTCGGCTGGCAATACGCCTGGGACTGGTACACGCCCGATCTCGTCAAGACCGCGGAATATTACGAGGTCGAGCATATCGCCGACAAGCTCATCACCTTCACCCAGGGGATCAGCGGCGAGACCCAGCGTTACTACGACAGCGAGATCGACGGTGCGGCGATCAAGGAACTGCGCGCGCTGGGCTGGAAGTCGAAGGGCAAGAAGGTCGATCGCCGCCGGGTCCATAAATACGTCCTGAACGGCACCAAGGTGCTCAAGGACTGCGGCTTTATCCTGGGCCAGAAGATCCCGGTGATCCCCTATTACGGGCGGTTCGAGTTCGTCGACAACATGATCCGCTGGCGCGGCCATGTCGCCAAGCGGATGGACAGCCAGC